AAGTTATGCAACTACAGTAATTGACCCTGCGGCGGTACCAATTGCGGCGGAGTTTGTGATAGTAGAGACAGTGCTCGTACCTTTGTCCTTGATCGTGCCACCATTCAAGGAAACAGCATTAGCACCGATGGACAGAACGTCATCTGCATCAGTTGCGGCATTGCCAGCAGCGATGGCGAGCGTGAACAGGAGACGATAGGTGCCCGTACCTGAGAGATAGGAAAGGGTGTGGTTACTGTTGGTATCGTTCACCACGGTGAGTTGTGGTGTACCAGTAACATCCACTTCTTCGTTGAACGTAACACGAACAGACAACGTACCACCAGCAGCTTTGCTGAAGGATGAAGTAATAAGATCGATGTTAGTGATATCAGCAGCACCAACAGAAACTGCTAGTCCGCTAATTGCAACGAGCACCTCAGGGGTGGCATCAGTATTATCACAACCAGTAAGAGCAGACCCACCACGGAGGACCCAACCTGCATCAGTAGCATAAACTTCTTTCTTCTCTGTAGCAGTCAAATTCTTGGGTTTAGATTCGTCTGCGTCAGATGCTCCCCAAAGTGCCATGTGTTTCTCGTTGGTTAGTCGTTTAGATATTTAGGTTAGGCGTCTTCCTTTACTTTGATAGCAGCAACAACTTGTTCGAGGAGGATATCATCCATCTCGGTCTTAGTCATTGCAACTGCCTTGCGAAGAATAGTGACGCAAACATTGATCATCAGTTCGCCCAGTTCCTCGTTCTCGGGGATCTTAGCGACAGCATCCATAAGAATTTTGGATGCAAGTGGAAGTAAAAAAGCCATCAGTACATAGCGACATCACACTATATATTCAGCAATCCCACTTACGAAGTGACTTATTGATTCTGCTATCTGGATCAGATGCAGTTTTCTTAGAAGTCAACTTCTTTTTCATTCCCTTCATGCGTGCACAGAAGGAAGAACGACGAGGATTCCCCTTGGTTTTCGTGGGTGCTTTTAGGTCTGAACCAGGGTTTGCTTTCTCATAGGACTTGCGTCCTTTTTCATTGAGACCGCCTTCCTGATTCTTACCGGACTTTTTTGTCCAGGATGCTCCTTCAAGAAACGTAGCAACACCAGCAGAAATGGGATCAAACGATTCCATTCCACGTGCTTTCCTCAACTGTTGAGTAGAACCTCCTCCAGCCAGGGGCATGTTGCTGTTTTTAGTAGCATTGTCCAGTGCATTATCAACCTTTCCTTTGAAAAGTTTCTTCGCAACAAATGGAAGAGCAAGAGCACCGGCACCAAGTGCTAGACCGACACCTTCTCTTTGAAACCGATCACGGAATTTACGGAGAGGCATAGACTTGTCACGAAACTCTTTTGGAGATTCGTAACCAGTAGGTTTAGATCCATCTTTGGTAGAAGAACGACGACCCAAGGTCTTCCTTTCAGAAGACTGAGCCATCTTATCTTTCTTACCATATTGAGTTTTGAATTTCTCCGTTATGGGAGCAGCTTCCTCTATATCGTTTACCTCATCCTCACGGAATGGGGCGTTCGGGAATTTAGCAGGTTTCAATGGTTCAACTTTCACTACGTCATGAATGACAGCAAAAGTCTCACCATATGCATCAGTAAGTTCTATATCTTCAAAGAATTTTCTAAAACTTTTCATCAATCAGACTCCCCAACACGTGGTTTGTATGGGTTTGGTTTTGGTGCTCTCTTCTTGGCGAGTTGACCCTTGATCTTATCAACAGGTGTTACACCTTTGTAACCTTTAGCACCTTTTTCTTTTTTCTTACCTTGGGGTTGGATCGCTTTGCCACGAGAGGACATTAGACCTTGACCAGCAAGACTCTTACGAACCTTGGACATAGCAGATCCAGGTTTGATAGTTCCACCACTCTTAGACTCTTTACCAGTCTGAGAATCTGTACCTTTCTCTTTAGCGTAACGAGTACGCTCAAACATCTGGAGTGCTTGTGCTTCTACAGAGTCAAGCATCGGATTATATGATGCCGTTTGAAGAGGCAGTTTTGCACCAGTTGATTTAGGTGCAGCACCCTTAGGGAATACCTTACGTGCTTCACCAGGAAGGAGAGGACCCTTCATGATGTTTTCTTTTGCCTGCTCCCGCTTCTTCTTTGTCTTCGCCATGATCCGTGCTTTAGCATCAGATGCTGCTTTGTTAGGACCATCATGCGCCATCTCACCTTCTCTTTTTGCACTCATTCGTGCAACTAGTTCTGCTGGTGCTCTTCGGGTATCAGCACCTTCAGTTTTGAGTTCAGGGTTGATCTCGATTTTGTTTTTGATGCCGCTCGTCTTTACGTCTAATGCGTTTTGACGCTTAGCGGCTTCGGAAAAAAAACCGTCGTCCCCCATTTCCTCACGCCAGTCAGAACGTTCCTTGACGCAATTAGGGACAGTGCGACCGCCCTTGGTCTTGGTTCCCTTTGCCTTGTAACCCTTCCAACAAGTAGAAGCACCAACGTTTTTACGCGCTGCTGACATACTACCTTCTTCAATGGCAGTTTCTTCTTTCTTCATCTTCTTTGCTGCCTTGGCATCCTTGGCAGCATCATCCTTTGCACGATGAGCAGCACGCCTTTCAGCGTTAGCGTTCATCACACCAGTGATTTTCTTGGAACGTTCCATTGCCTCTGGACTTCCATCACGTCCAAGATTACCTGCCTTACGGTACATCTTTACCATAGGCATTTGTTTCTTGCCCTCATCAACCACTTCAGTCTCTTCTTTCTTGACCATCTTGACTTTGATCTTGTCAAGTTTCTTCTGACGGGTCTCATCAGAAGTGTAGGCAACACGCTTGGAGATCTCTTTGTCAGACATCTTACCTTCGACGTTCAAAGTCTTTGGGTAGTCCTTGTCACCTTTCTTGGCAGGTGCCTCACCACGCTTACGCTTGGCATGAATGTTTGCCCAGAGACCTTTCTTACCTTCTTCGACGGCAGTCCAAGGAGCATAAAGAGGACCTTGATAATTACCAGCCCAGACACTTTCTTTACGGTGTGCTCTTGGGTTTTTCTCCCCAGAAATACCAACTTCCTTATCTTGGCGACGCTGAGTGCCCACTGCCTTTACAGCACGAGACCTCATGCTCATACTTTTTTTATTCTCTGCCTTCTTAGTAGGACGAGGTAGTGCCCGTTTCTCAGGGTCAGCAGCCATGCTGAATGCTTCTTTACGGGTGTCCTTGCCGTCCGCTTTGCCACCCTTGGCACGTTGGATAGCATTATGAACGGCACCAGCGTGTTCCTTTGAACCGCTTTCTACTTTGCCGTCGCCATCATAATCTTTCTTTGATTTCTTCTCTTCGAGATAAGGACGACGCAAATCATCATACGTCTGTGCCCAAGGGTTACTCATCTTACGAACGTAGCTTTACCGTTCAATTATTTAGTGAGTCAAAAGTCTTGGGGTAAGAGAAACTTATCTACTTGCCTAGAGTCAGAAATCCATGCTCTAAAGATTTTTTTATCTTCACCCATACAAATCAGGTGATTAGCACCTCTACGGAATACTTGACCCACCTTTCCGTTGGACTCAATAACGGATCCATTCTGGAAAATGTCACCAGAAATATACTGTTCACGGATACTACGCTCATCCACAGGGATGACGTTCAACATCACAAAATTGTATAGTTGACCGTTTCCTTTGAGTGCTAACTCTGAGATTTCTTTTGCTCTTGACTGTCGTACAACGATACTAATCGCGTCAAAACCGTTTTCATAGAGGGAGGAGAGGACATCGTAGATGGTCTCTGCGTTTGCGTCATCAACGAAGGCATCGCCAATCTCAGGATATGCATTTTTTAGCTCTTGAATGTTTGTTTCCCTGCTAGGGAACACGTAGTAGTAAGTGCCACCGGAAACTTCTTCCACAGTGGACAGTATATTAGCAGTTACCTCGTCAGAGTCAAACTTATCAAAGGCAATTGTAAGGGGGTTATCCCGACTGACCTGTTGGAGTGCTGCTTTTGCTTGTCCATTGGCAGAGTTAGGATTAGGTTCCGCAGATGACGGTCCACCTGTTGCTACCTTCCTAGCATAGTCTTCACCATCACCGGTAGTCCTTTTTGCTACAACCGATGCTGCTTTAGATCCTGACGTGCCAAGTCCATCCTCATCCCCAGCAGAGGATGAATACATTTGAAGTAAACCCTGGACAGTTTTTGCCTTTAGGTTTCCTTGGCGGTCATACCAATCGCCGTGACCGTCCCCGACGAGTCCCAAACGCTTCGCTTCTTGCGATGCTTTGGTTATGCGGGCTTCGGATATGAAGGTCGAGAACTTCTTCACTTAGTTTGCTGTAAATTTGATCCTGATACTTCTGGACCCACACCATCAAAGGTGCTCGGTACTGCTTGTATTTATCGGTGTCAGTAATCATCAATACAAATCGGCAGAAACTATTCATCTGCCTCTTCCTTGTCATCCTACGATTACCCTCAGGAGTTGATCGATAGATCTCGATAATTGAATCAATAATTTCGTTCATTGGTCAATAGTAAGGTCGTCACACCAAGCACTTCTACTGTTGTCAGACAAATCATTGACTCTTGTTCTGAGGTCATGCTTGACAACCTCACTTTCACTGTCAATAAACTGTTCGTCATAGAAGAATTTTACAAACTGATCATATACAGAAGCAGTTTTTTCTTTGAAAGGAGTGGAGTCAGATACCTGATGTAACTCAATGCCTCTTGACTCACATTCTTGCCTAAACTTAGCAGTCATTTCATCATTCCACACGTCTCTATCACGTGTTGCTTCATTGCATGCACGTTTCAATTGTTTTCTTAGACAACCGTCCTCTTCTTCTTTAGTATGCTCTCTGTAATCACACTCACACTTGATTACATTCCTCCAGAACTCATGAGATGCAAGGATAATATTGGTATTGATGCTGTGATTCAGTTCAGTAACCACCTTCTTAGACATATCAAAGGAGGGCATGTCTGTCTCATATGCATCAGCGTCAGAATCAGTGACCTCAGCACCCAAAGACTCAAAAATTTTCTCTGATACTGCAGTATGGTATTGGAGACTAACTTTACTACCTTCAAAATCCTCAGGTGATGTATAGGGTTTGTCCCCAGCAATCAATTTAGATCCACCCCAAGACACCATTGCCATAGGTTTTACTTTCAACTGATTACGATAGTAAAGAAGTTGTTCACCCATATGGGACTGCATAAACGCAGTGGCATGCGTTTCATTTCTAAAAAGAAATGGCATTTCAATGCTTGACCAATCACTTTCAACAAAATCTAAATCTTTTCCCCTAGTTTGACGATTCTGATAACGCTCTTTGATCTTTTGTGCAAACAAAGGTGCAGGAAAATCTGCTAGTTGGATCTCATTTTCTTTCAACAATCTAAGAACATCATCATGATCAATCTCAACTCCATCATTATACTTGACTGCATACTCTTGAGCAGACATAATTTCAAAATTGACTCTACCAGGCATGCGGCGATCCATATGATGCTCGAATGACTTAGCAATTCTCATAAAAAAATCAAGTGGTTCATTAGAAAGAATCCACTTGACAGTATATTTCTTGAGATGCTTTGGATCAATCTTTGCCATTACTATCCCCAATACCTAGCAATAATATGTATATTTGGGTCTAGTTCATGGTTCTTAGGGTGCTGATGGAGAATAGCAAGTCCCATTGACGGTCTAAACTCTAAACAATTTTCTTGACGTGGAGCACAACCATCCCTATATGAATAGATGATGGGAGGGAGACGGTATCTTTTGATCTTTTCGTTGTGGTAGAAGTCATCAGTGCCAGCATACTTAGCAACAAACCCCTTGGCATCCTGCATCCAGTGATCATAGATGTGCTTTGCATCATCCCATGCAATTACACTGGAATTGAACATTGATTTGGTTGGGTTTTTGACCTGAAAAGGCAATCCTTTCCAAGAAGAATAGACCAGAGCAAATGGACTATTACTTTCTAAAATCTTGGTGATGTCTCCATGGATGATTACATCTAAATCAAACAAGATTTTACGTTTGAAGTCCTGTATCTCAGGACGGACAAACATATTGATCTTCCACCACGCTGGCCACCAGTTTTCCCACTGAGAATATTCGGTAACATCAATCTCAACCACAGTAACACCTTCTTTGATGCCACTAGTGTTATCAGTAAAACAAAAAAATGGTACATCGATTTGACGATGCACCATGTCGTAGAGTTTGTTTACATATTCTGCATCAAATTTGTCTCCAATTTTGATGCAGGTAATACAAAGGTTAGATGTCTCCATCTTTACGATTCTCTGAATAGAACTCACTGAAATGCCCCTCAGGGAAACGTGCTTCCAGTTTCTTGATGTTCATATCTAGCACTTCATCCATGTCCACTTCCAGTGCCATACATGCTTGTGCCACATACCACATCACATCACCCAATTCTCTCTTCAGGTGATACAAGTTCTCCTCATTAGCAGGTTTGCCTTGGAAAATCATCTTCTTTACGATCTCCGTAAACTCACCACCTTCAGCAGAGATGCCTACAGCAGCAGTTAGAAGACGTTGGATTGCAACATCACCACCAAGTTCTTGCAAACGGTAGATGAAAGCATCAGAATCTTGTGATTCAGTGCTAGTAACACCGTTTACAAAACGTTGGTAATTAGAAAAATCTACTCCCATTTGAAGTCGTCGAATTTTGATTTGGATTTTGTGTTGTCGTCTTTCGACGTGTGTTGTACTTCTACAATGTCGTCAACCAGGTCATCCTGTGCTGTCTGTTCGCAGTCGTACAATCTCATCTTAGCACGGTCAATCCCCACGACAAACCGCTTATGCATGTTGATATCGTTGTAACGATTCTTCAACTGCTTGACCATTATTTGGCTAAGTCGTTCCATATCTTCGGTAGAAACCAAAGCGAACATAAGATCAGCGGTAGCTGGAAGACCAAATGATTCAGAAGTATCAGTAAGGTTAGGATCTGAACTAGAAAAACCAGAGCGAGTAGTCTGCGTAGCTGAGACCACTGGGACAGCGGTTTCGACCGCGAGCCCCCGGAGTTCTTCTGCGATTGCTTTGACATAAGAATACGAGTTCACGTTTGCAGCACCCCTATATCGAGATGAAGCACATATGTTGAGATAGTCCACAAATATTATATCAGGAATGAAAGATTTTTTCAACTTCAACTCCTGAAGTAATGCACGGAAATGTCCTACATGTGCGGAAGCAGTAGGATATTCTTTGACAATCAGATGACCAGTTGTTTTGGATACAATCTTTGCAATTTTCTTTTTGAAAATTTGTTCAGGTACGTTCTGTATATCTGAGATGTTGACATCGAGAAGATTAGCGTCAATCCTCTCTGCAATTTTCTCTTCAGACATCTCCATTGTAATGTATAGAACATTTTTTCCTTGGAGAAGAACACCAGCAGCGACGTGACACATGAACAAAGACTTACCGACACCAGTGCCAGCTAAAGCAATGTTGAGAGTCTTATCACTGAGTCCACCTGAAGTAATCTTATTCAGATACTCAAGATCAAAAGGAATTTTATTCTCAACCCGATGATAATACTCATAGCGAGCCTCGGCATCATCAAGGTAATCATGTCCGACACTTTGATCAAACCCGACAGCAAGAGCATCGGAAAGAATACCAGGAATTGCATCGGGAGCAAGATTTTCATCAGCACCATCAGCAACCTGGATACTTTTGATTAGTGCTAGGTAGATAGCACGTTGCTTACACCACGATTCAGTAGTGTCAAGTAACCACTTAGACTCAGACTCACTTTCTTCCAGAGAAGACACCAACTGAGTGATCGTGGTGTGCTCGTCTTGAGTAATATCTGTCCGTTTTTCAATCTCAATATGAAGAACCTCCTTACTAGGGAGAGCATCATACTCAGATAGAAAAGAAGCAACCTGCTCAAAGACTACCCGATCAGTCCTTTCTTCAAAGTAATCGGGTTCTATGAACGGCAGTACCTGCCGTGCATAGTTTTCATCTGTGACCAGATTGCTGAGGATCGTTAGCGGGATCCTTTCGGTCATTCACCCCCACCGTAAGTGAACTCTTGCTGTGCCGCCTCATCAAGTCGAGACATAAGGTCTTCCGTGAAATACTTTTCAGGGTTGGCGTATACCTCCTTAGCATACACCTTTTTACCGTCAATCTCATATCGATTTCCGACTTTCTTGATTACCCCAGTGCTCTCACCGAGTTCAAGAAGACCATAATATCGATCAAGACCACGCTCATCGTAATAAAGACGTATAGACGCAACTTTATTCTCCCTACTTAGACGTGACTTGACTGCCTTAGCCTTGATAATGTTTCCGACGATTTCCGTTCCATCCTTTTCTTTTGCTTTGCTGAGATAGATGATCGTACTAGCTGCATACTTGAGTCCAGAACCCCCTCCCATCTCTTTAGTTGGTACGTAAGCTCCGATGACATCGTAAGTATGGTTGGTGACAATGAGCGGTACATGTGCTTGACCTAGTTTGAGTGTGAGCATGCGGAAAGCACCTTTGACAAGTTGACTTTTAGTCATGTCGCGAGTTTGCTTGTCGTCAAGGACATCCCTGATCTCCTTTTCCGTGGAAAGCATGCCTAGAGAATCTAGGACAAACATCATAGGTTTACGCTCACCTTCAGGAATGCTTAGGTATTTGTCTACAATCTTTAGTGCTCGGTTCCGAAACTGCTCAATCGTTACAACCTGCACATGACCAAACCTTTGCAGGTCAATACCACGTGCCTCCAGCATGTTCTTCTTGATAGCAGATTCTGTATCAAAATACATAACCCCACCATCAGGGTTCTTCTCTAAAAAGTCTTTGACTACGGCGAGGGAGAAGAACGTTTTTCCTGTTGAGGTTTCACCTGCAATAGCGGTGATTCTGTCACCACTAATTCCCCCATAAATGCTGCCACTAACAAGGGCATTGAAAATGTAAGAACCAGTGTCAACAAATCGCTCCGTATCGTCAACATCCGATGCGAGTTTTGTGAAGTCATCTCCAATCTCCTTGATGATGTCTTTGAAAAAGTCCATGTCAAATACCCAGTAGTTTGCGTTGCCTCTCAAAATATCCGTGGAGAATCCACGAACTGCTATTCATTTTTTCTTGTCCCCCAACACCCCATTCAAAAATAACACGTGGGTCATCTTTATACCGTTGGAGTTCTGGGGTGTTATCGGCACCACGATCACCACCATTACAGAAGACAACCGTCTCTGCAATCTCTAAGGACTTGGCAATAGCACCACAGGCACTGTCATCAGCGTCGTCCCATGATACCACAGCGTCAACCATATCCAAATGGCGAACGATGTCAGCACGCTCAGTCCAAGACTGAAAATACTGACCCTTCTTGCGTTTCAACCAGGGATCGCCATTCAAACCTACCACCAGGTAGTCTGAAAAATCTTTAGCACAGTCAAAATAATGCAAATGACCACTATGAATAGGGTCAAATCCGCCTGTCACCAGGCTCACTTTTTCAAAAAACATTAGATAACGTAACCGAACTGCTCTCTAGCAATTTTTTTGTACGGACCACCAGGATTTTCCTTACGGATTTGGTGGATGGTATTCAGTTTTTGATAAAGAGAAGTGTCACCACCAAGACGCAGAGCGTTGATGATTGTTCCTAGTTCTTTATCGGTAATGGGAAGTTCCATAGGGTCTCGGAGTAGTTTGATTATAGCATCAGACAAAGAAAAGATCCAGCGTTGCTGTTTTCTCAACTGACCATCCGATAGCATCCAGAACCGCCTTGAGCGGTTCAACAAACGATTTATCAAACATCAACGTATAGTCAACATAGTTCGCTAGACCCAGTTCTTTTGGAAAATCGCCCACAAAAGAGATCACATTCTCTTGAGTTGGGTTGGGTTTGGTCAAATAGCAGAACTTTACCTTGTCGCCATTGTTGATAGCATTATATTTAGAG